ACCCCTACCTGATGGAAACCAACTACATCAGGACGCTCCAGGCCCTGCCGGAGCCGCTGCGATCACAGATGCTGTACGGTGACTTCACCGCGGGTCGCGAAGATGACGAGTGGCAGGTGATTCCCAGCGATTGGGTGCGCCAGGCCCAGGCCAGATGGACTGCCCGAGAGTTTGCGCCCAAGGACGTCACCAGCGCCGGCTGCGATCCGTCCAGGGGCGGCAGGGACGAGACCATCATCGCCCAGCGTGTGGGCTGGTGGTACGCGGCCCTCGAGTCACTGAAGGGCGAGGACTGCGATACAGGCGGCAAGGTGGCCGGCAAGGTGTATTCCCTGGTGGGCACGTCCTTCGCACCGGTGCATGTCGACGTTATCGGCATTGGATCATCGGTTTATGACCACCTCGAGCCCCTGATTGGAGCCAGAGCGATACCAATCAATGCAGCTGGCAAGGCCCCTGGGAGTGATTCGACCGGAAAACTGGCATTTGTGAACGTCAGAGCGCAGGACTGGTGGCGTTTTCGGGAGTTGCTTAACCCTGCCGGAGGTGTAAAGATAGCACTTCCACCAGATGCATCGCTGAAGGCTGAGTTGTGTGCGCCGCGATACAAGGTTCAGGGCAATGGCATACAGATCGAATCGAAGGAAGACATCAAAAAGCGCCTGGGTCGCTCGACCGATAGGGCAGATGCCGTGATCCTCGCCAGCCGCCAGACCCCAATCATCAACCTCCAGCGCCAGCCGCAGGCATCTGTTCAAGTACACGGATCAATGGACAGGACACGATAATGGACAACCAGGAAATCATCAGGCGCTTTCAGCTGCAGGTCTCGGATCGCACCACCGTGCAGGAAATGTGGGATCTCATCACCGAGTATGTGTGCCCCTACCGCGGCGAATTCTTCAGGGAACAGCGTGATGAGCACTCCATCGAGTGGCGCGACCGGTCGGTGTGGGATGCCACAGCTATCATGGCCCACCAGACCCTGGCCGCGTCCCTGCATGGGAGCCTGACGTCACCGAGCACACAGTGGTTCGATATCAGGTTCCGCGATGACAAGCTGAACAAGGATAAGGCCGCGGCAGCCTGGCTGCGTGAGGCATCGCAGAAGGTGTACTACACGCTGCAGGATTCCAATTTCAACCTGGAGATCAACGAGACCTACCAGGACTTGTGCGGGTTCGGTACCGGATTCATCTACCAGGAGGACATGGGCACCGGTGAAGATTGGGAAATGGTGTTCAGCTCCGTTCCCCTGAAGGAGGCGTACTTCGAGGAAGACCACAAGGGACAGTGCCTGCGGTTCTACCGGCACCTGAAGTGGACGGCAGCCAAGATAGTGTCCAAGTTTGGCGAGGAAGGCACACCCGAGCGCATCAGGAAAATGGATGAGGACGGCAACACCCAGGAAATTGATGTGATTTTCTGCATCTATCCTCGAAAAGTCGCCAAGATCGGCATGGGCCGGCGAGTATCACCCAAGCGCCGCCCGTACGGTTTCAAGTACATCACGCTGAATGGCAGCGAGCTGCTCGGCAAAGAGGGCGGCTATTACGAAATGCCCGTGCATATCCCGCGGTGGCGCAAGACCAGCGAGTCGCAGTGGGGCAACAGCCCTGCCATGTACGCCATGAATGACATCCTGACGCTCAACGCCTGGATCGAGATCATCACCATCGCCGCTGAGAAGCAGATCGATCCACCGATGATTGCTGAAGAGCATGCCCTGATCACCGACCTGAATCTGGATGCCAGGAAGCTGACGGTGGTGCGCAACATCGAGGGCCTGAAGCCGCTGCAGACCGGCGCAGACTTCACGGTCAGCATGGAGGGTATCGAGCGCCTGCAGTCGAATATCCGCAACTACTTCTTCAATGACCAGCTGAACTTTCCGCAGCCCCAGGCCCAGCCCATGACGGCGACCGAGGCGCAGATCCGCTACGAGCTCATGCAGCGCCTGCTCGGGCCTACCCTGGGCCGCATACGCTCCGACATGCTCGACCGGATCATCGCCAGGACATTCAACATGCTGGCCAGAGCCAACCAGCTGCCGGAGGTGCCGGCGATCCTGCAGGAGGCAGAGAACACCGATATGGATATGGAGTACACCGGAGCCCTGGCCAGAGCGCAGCGAGTCGACCAGGCCGCGGCTGTCGAGCGGTGGCTGGCTATCGTGGGGCAGGCCGCTGCCACCCTCGGGCCGGAGGTGGGTATGGCATTCCTGGACGTGCCGTCCGGCGAGGATATATCCCGTGGGCTGGGCCGCTACCTGAATGTCGATCCCATGTTCATGAATGATGAAATGGAGATCAAGCGGAAGCAGGAAGATCGGCAGCGCAAGGCTGACGCCATGCAGGCTATGGCTGGCGCCCAAATGGAGGGCGAGGCTGCTGAGGCTCAGGGCAAGGGAGCCCAGGCAATGGAAGAGGCAGGACAAACCGTAACACCACCGAGAGGATAATATGGCCGTAAAAGACCCGAGAGGAATACACCGCGGCGGCTCCAGTAACGCCGAGATAATTGAGGGACGCATGCGCGATAGCGCACCGTTCGCCAGGCTGTTTGCAACCGATGACGGCAAGGCAGTGATGAAACGGATGGAAGACGCATTCGAGAATCGCCCTCTACTCGGTGCCACCGAGCAGGAAACCATCTACAAGGCAGCCCAGCGTGACGTCATGCTGTGGCTGCGTAACTCAATAGACATGGGCCTCGCCGCCCTGGGAGCTGAACATGGGTGAAGACAACTGGTACGAGAGCATTCCTGAGCCGCTGAGGACTGCGTCATTTTTCAAGCCTGGGGATGACGGCAAGCCCAAGCCGCTGGAGCAGGTCATTGCCGACATCAACGGTGCGGCAGCCCACCTGGGCAACAGTATCCGCATCCCAGGGCCGGACGCCGGCGACGAGGATGTGGCCAGGTTCCGGCTGAAGGCAGTTGAGAAGATCCCTGGCCTGATGGTGGTGCCGAGCGAGGATGACGAGGAAACCATGACCACGGTACTGCGGTCTATGGGCATGCCCGAGAAGCCGGACGGCTACAAGCTGCCGGAGATCGAGGGAGTGGACTGGTCAAATGTGGACACGGGCGGCATGCGAGCCCAGGCCCATGCAATGGGTATGACGCAGCGCCAGTTCGCGGCAATGGTCAAGGCGCAGCATGAAGAGCGGTCGACGCTGCAGGAGCGCCAGACTCACGAGCTCCAGGAAGGGCTCTCAGCCCTGCGGAAGGAGTGGGGTTCAGCGTTCGATGAGCGGGTCAGCAAGGTACGCGCCACCCTGGAGAACATGGATGCTCCCGATTACCTGATGAGCATGCTGGAGGCTGGCACCCTGCCGGCGGCTGACATCGCATTCTTCCATAAGGTGGCCGATGCCATTGGCGCGGAAGGGAGCGAGGGAGCGAATCAGGAGCGCAACGCCGGCACACTGACGCCTGACCAGGCTCTGGATGCGCTGAGTGAACTGGAGAACCGCGCCGACCGCGCCCTGTTCGATGCTGCGCACCCCGACCACGAGCGGCTGGTCAAGCGCCGGCTGGAGCTGATGAAGCTGGCCTATCCCGAGTCGGATACCGGCAACCTGCGCTCATCGTTCGGTGGTTGACAGCGCACTGGAAACGGTGATAATTGGAGTCTACTGAGTCAGGGTAGCGGGTGACCGTCCAGCAGTAGACTCCAACCACCAGGCCGCGTGGTAAAACCGGCAAGCAAAACGTCCTCACGGGTAGCGTTCGCGATAAGTGAAATTCAACTTTGAACGGAGGTGACCCAAATGGGCGCATCAGTAAGTAATGTATACGTGCAGACGTACGAGCGTACGGTTCGGCACCTGGCCCAGCAGGGCATCACTCGACTCATGCCTTGGGTCGTTAGCAAATCCATCCAGTCAGAAGGCCACAACTGGGAGCGTTTGGGCTCGCAGGAAGCTGTCGAGAAGACTGGTCGCCTGGTTGATACCCCTGAGCAGGACTACCCCTGGAGCCGGCGCAAGTCGATTCCGGTGACCTACCACACGGGTGATTCGACCGAGCAGGAAGACATCGTGCAGATGCTGGTCGATCCGAACAGCAACATTGCCCAGGCCCAGGCCAAAGCAATGCGCCGCGCACATGATGACGAGATCATCCGTGCAGCTACCGGCGACTCCCGCGATGGTGCCGGCAATGCCGTGACGTTCCCCGCTGGCCAGGCACTCGGTGATGGTACCCTGTCGATTAACTTCGACATCGTGACCGCAACGTCCGAGCTGTTCATGGACAACGACATCGAGCCCGATGAAGAGAAAGTATTCGTTATTTCTCCGCGCCAGGCTCGCAAGCTGCTGCAGCTGACGGAAGCCACCAGTGGCGACTACAACGCTGTCCGGCCCCTGACGTCGAAGGGCTACATCGAGAGCTGGATGGGCTATACCTGGGTGGTCTCCACTCGCCTGCCCGACTCCAGCGTGGGCCAGGACGGTTCCAGCGAATACTGTTTCGCCATGACCCGCAAGGCTCTCGGCATGCAGATGAACCGCGACATCACCACCCGCGTAGCGGAAGATCCGACCAAGTCATTCGCATGGCGGCTGTACACGTTCTCCACGTACGGCTGTATCCGCGTGGAAGACGAGCAGCTGGTTCGCCTGAACCTGAGCACCACGATCTAACCCGCAGCACCCTTGGGGCCGAAAGGCCCCTTTTTTTCAACCCGAGAGGATACAAACATGGTAATGAAGGCCGGAGCAAACAACACCGACAAGTCACGCATCCGCAAGATGGTGGCACAAGGTCTTTCCGATGAGCAGATTTCTGCGACATGCAGCGTACGGCTCCCGCATGTACGAGCGATCCGCGCACAGATTGAAGCTGGCACCCTGAAGATTGGCCGCGGTTCCGCGCCGTCTTATGGTTTGGGAGACAGTGAGAATGGCGATGTGGTGTACGATCCGACCGCGGCAGTAGCGGTGGTCAATCAGCACCAGGAGCAGGAGATCGCAGACCTGCAGCGCCAGCTGGAAGAAGAGAGGGCTAATAAAAAATCCGAGCCCGACATTGACGAAGAGTCTGCCCAGGGCGACCTGATGAAGGGCGCAAAAGCAGGCAAGTAACAGGAGGCAGCCATGCCACAGGTAACGATCACGTATAACCCGCCTCTTGAGGGCGCACTGTCCAAGATTGTCTACGCGAATACACAAGTGGAACCGCTGGACACTGAGCTGACCATCATCGTGGGCGCTGCTGTACCCCTGCGCCGGCAGACGGAAATTATCTCTGCCATCAAGATGCTGGCCAATGGTATCCGTGATCGGAACCTGCTGGAAGATCAGTTCAAAGGTTTAGCCTTGGTCACGGCTGTCAGCATCAATTCCATCACCGCTAACAACCGGCGCACGTCCAGCACGTTTGTGGGCAGCTCGGTGGTAGACACCGACATCGTGATCGCAATGGGCCTGACAGCCACTGACCACCAGCATGTTCTCATGCTCGATACAGCTATCGATGCCATGAGCGATGTGCTGCTGGAGAATTTCAAAGACCAGGCAGCCTGATGAAATGGATGGAGTCACGATATTCCAACTGGTAGCCAATCAGTCGAACTGGACGCAAGCCAGGATAACGACTGATGGCACTGTTTTGGATGTTGGCTCCAGCATATCCATTCAGATCATACTGTCCGATAACCTCGGCATTCCTATTCAGGTATTGGAGGTAACGGAGCAGCCGCCGATTCCGTTCGATTTCGCTACGTTCCTGCAGTACCTGGTATTCAAGCTGGACAGGGAATACCAGAACTACGTTTTTTCTATGTCGCAGCAGGGCGACAACGACTTCAGGATTCAGTTCAGACCACGGGTAGATGCGTCCCTGCTGATTACGGTAGCCATCGAATTTGCGCCGATATGGACTGACGCGAAGCCAGATGGCGAAGCGATGTACAAATACATCGAGGACATTATTCGAGGGCCGCGGTGGGTGTACCAGGAGTACCCGCCACTGCAGTCATTCAGGGTTACCGATGACGGATCTTCCAGGGTGACAGCAAGCGGTGATGTTCGGGTGTCCAATTATTCTCTGGAAGTAGAACAGATGATCAGAGCTGGACTGTTGAAGCCGGTTTTATACGAGGCGCTGTATGGCTAATGTAACTATTCACCAGCTGCCGGCCCTGGCTATCCAGGCGACAGACCAGCTTGAGATTCAGAGGACAGGTGGAGGTGCGAGCGGGAAAATAACCGTTGAGCAAATCCTCGACCTGGTTCCTGATGTGACGGTGGCGTGGGGGCAGGTTCAGGGTACGCTGGCAAACCAGACCGATCTCCAG